AGCCGGCTATCTTTGTAATGAATACGTAAAAAATCATAATTTAAATAATCTCATTAATGAAAAAATTAAAATATTTTTTATAAGTGGAAAAGTTCCTAAGCCTTTAGTTAGCTCTTTGCCATCGATTGATGCTATAATAAACTTAGGCAGTAATTCTGCACACTATACTCAAAGAAACTTGTTAAAACACCACCATTGCGTTATAGACTACTCAATGCCGAGAGTGTTAAAGGAATAAATTTTGGCAACCTGTAATGTTATTATCAAAGACGAAGTGAATGTTAAGATAGAAAATTTAGATCTTAACACACGTAAGGCTTTGGTTAAGAAATTCAAGTATGAAGACCCTACAGCACGGTATCGTCCAGCCTATAAATTAGGCCGATGGGATGGTACAATTAGTTTTTTTGGTCTAGGCGGCACTACCTATCTTTCCATGCTAGAACAAGTACTAGAAGAGTTAGAGAGTAGGAATTATAACATCAATGTTGAAGATCAACGGACCAGTCCTATCCTGGAATTTTCTGAAATTTCTGAGGATTTTTGGGGTGAAAAATGCTGGCCAGAGGGACATAGGTTTGCAGGTGAACCGATTCGATTAAGAGATGATCAAGTAGAAGTTGTCAATAACTTTTTAAAGAATCCACAGGCCTTGCAAGAAGTTGCTACTGGTGCAGGCAAGACTATTATGACCGCAACTTTGGCAAAAATTTGTGAAAAATATGGTCGAACAATAACCATTGTTCCTAACAAAAGTTTAGTTGAACAAACTGAAGAAGACTTTATTAATGTAGGGTTAGACGTTGGAGTTTATTACGGCGACAGGAAAGATCTTAACAAAACACACACTATTTGCACATGGCAAAGTTTGAATATTTTAGACAAAAAATCCATGGATGATACTGAAATTCTATCGCTTGCTGAATTTCTCGAGGGAGTAAATTGTGTTGTAGTTGATGAGGTTCATCAGGCCAAAGCAGAAGTTCTAAAAAAATTATTAACGCATAATCTATCACATGCTCCTATACGTTGGGGACTAACTGGAACTGTGCCAAAAGCCGAACATGAGTTTCAAAGTATCCGTGCTAGCCTAGGAGATGTTATTCATCGTGTTAGTGCATATGATCTACAACAAAAAGGAATATTAAGTAACTGTCATGTAAATGTTGTTCAAACAGCAGAATGGAAAGAATTTGGAAGCTATGCTGAAGAATTAAAATACTTAGTAACTGACGCAGATAGAATGAATTGGTTTAGTAAAATTATACAAGGAATTAGTCAATCCGGAAACACACTTATATTAGTTGATAGAATCGAAACAGGAAAATTTTTAATAAATGAAATACCAGACTCTGTCTTTATCAGTGGCGAAGTCAAGACTAAAGATAGGAAAGAAGAGTACGATGAAATTAAAACGAGTAATAACAAGATTATTGTGGCGACTTACGGCGTGGCCGCTGTTGGTATTAATATCCCAAGGATTTTTAATCTGGTTCTTCTTGAGGCCGGAAAGAGCTTTACAAGGGTTATACAGAGCATTGGGCGAGGCATTAGACGAGCAGAAGACAAAGACTTTGTACAAATCTGGGACATCACAGGGGCGAGTAAATACGCCAAAAAACACCTAGGAGAACGGAAGAAATTCTATAAAGAAGCCCGTTACCCTTTTACAATAGAGAAAGTAAAATATCAATAATGCAGATCCTAACACTAGACAATAAAACATTTTATCTCAATGAATTACCAGAAGAAGTAGATGACGACATGCGGTTTGCTGTTTTTGATAACAGTGATAATTCAAATCCAGATTATTTCTTTATACCACTAATTTTCCTGGAATCATTTACTGGTCCAGCGGTGGTACTTAAGATTGGAGATCACGAATTAACCATGCCACTTGATTGGTGTTGTATTGTAGGAGATCCAGAAGGTCCAGACATGGAAGTACTACCTATTACCAGTCTTAATGATCGAGGATTCAAAGTATTTTGTTTTAATCCATTGAGCAGTTTTAGACCAGAATTTCATGGAATTGACATTATTAATGTGTATCAAGATGTCAAGTGGTACTTTCCTAAAATGCGTCCAGGACAATTATTATGCACTCCTTTGACCCCAGGAGACAGTCCGCTATGCGCCTACTTTGTCAAAGAGGTCAGCAGACAAAGCGAACTAGTTGATTATACAAAATGTTGGTAAAATTATGGGAACATTAAAAGAAGGTGCAACATACATATACGAAAGAGCAGACGGAGTAATTTATTCCAGAGAAGCCGGGGCTGAGCCTAGCACACGAACAATCGTAGGTTGGGAAATGTTATCAGGCAGAGAACAACTGCATGCCAGCATAAAAAATTCTCAACTTTGGGGAGATATTCGGAGGGCGGCTGAAACCAATGTTACTTTACAACGACTGCTAGAACAGTGTATAATAGTGTATAAACTTAGTAAAGAATACGAAGACCGACATGGCAACCGCAAAACTTGATATCAAACGTGAATTATCAGCAGTAGATCAAAAAAACTATGATTTTTATGACAATCTCACTGATGAAGAAAAGAAAGCATTTAGTCCTTATATTCTAATGAGATACACCGCCAGTGTGCAAGGTGATAGGGACACACAAGAATGGTTTTTAGAAATGACTAATGAAATGGTTAATAAACATCATTGGTCCTTGAGTAAAAATCATAAACCGTTATTATGGAAGTTATTTGCCGCGGTAGGTACAGGGGTTAATGCATACCATCCGTATCTTGCCGCAGGTAAAAAAGAAAAAGCACAGAAGATAGAAAAATTATTATCAGAAATAAATCCTTCAATGAAGCTTAGTGAAATTAAACAACTAGCCGCAATGATGGACAAGAAAGACATAGAAGAACTGTTTGATAAAATGGGATTTGATAAAAAACAAAGGAAAGACTATGAGTGATGTTAGAAAATTTATCAACATTGTTGAAGGTGTTGGTATTACAGATGACTGGTTCAAAGACGGATTTAAAACTTACAAACGTCCTGCCAAAGAAAAATATGAGATTGCTTCTCAAGACGGACAGATTAAAACTTTAGAAGGTCCAGTTAATTACAAGGCAGGCTATTATATACTAACTGGCCCAAAAGGCGAGCAGTATCCTATTCCTCCGGAAAAGTTTGCAGAACTTAAAGACGATCATGGGCACGGTGTTTGTACCCCTAAGAAGATTATTAAGATGGCAAAACTCGCTGATCACTCCGGAACGGTGGACACCAGTTGGGGCGAGAAGTTACACTACAATCCAGGAGAAGATTTTATTGTACGCCACGGATCCAACGACTACGGTGTAGTAAAGAAAGATATTTTTCAACAAACATACGAAAAAGTATAATGATGGAGTTGGCCGAACAACCTTTTGATTGTGTGCATTGTAGTAAGAGGTTTATGAAAGAAAAAACCTTGTTTGCTCACATGTGCGAACCAAAAAGACGGGCCATGCAACAAAGCGAAAAACGTGTTCAGGCGGGACTAATAGCCTTTAACAGATTTTATCAACTGACACAAGGCGCTAAAAAACAAAAGACCTATGAAGAATTTTGCAAGAGTAGTTACTATAATGCCTTTGTAAAATTTGGCAGTTTTATCAACAACGTAAATCCACTATATCCTGACAGGTTTATAGATCATGTAATTAAGAGCGGCGTAAAACTTGACCATTGGTGTCGTGACGAGCTATATGAAACATATCTTTATGATATGATTAAAATTGAACCTGTAGAAAGTGCTGTACAAAGAACCATTCAGTATATGATGGAGTGGGGAGACACCAGTCAAGCACAATTCAATCACTATTTTAACTACGTTAATCTAAACAGAGCAGTACATGATATACGCAATGGAAAAATTAGTCCTTGGGTAATATTAAATTGTAAATCAGGCAAAGACATGTTGAATAAATTTAATGTTGAACAACTTGACTTAATTTCACCAGCATTTGATTTATCTTACTGGTTGAAGAAATTTAAATCTGTGCCGGCAGATGTTGCCCTAGTACAGGAAATATGTAAAGAGGCGGGGATAGAATGAAAGAATTTTGTCAAAAACATAATATCACTGTTATTGATACTAATAAAAGATTTGCAAGATATAGACCTATCAACCGTCAGTATTTTAGTGATCCCGATGATTATAATGTATTTAACGACTGTCATATTATACATGAATCCGAACCACTATACACGATAGAGATACCGTTAAGCGAATTAGAGCGTATTGAAGAATTTGAAAATCAAGTGTTTAACAATATGAAACAAAATGGATCACATCATTATCAAATGTTTGAGGTTATGATGGAGCAAAAGCATAAAGAAAAAAAACTACGCAACAAACACCCAGCAGTGAAGAAAGCCTACGAACACTATAGTCTTATATTGAAATTAGCAGAAAGTGGAGAATTGTAATGCCAGATATCGATATTGATTTTGCAGATAGAACTAAAGTACTTGATTTAATCAAGCATGTACCTGCGACAATCAAAGATGCAAATGGCACTTTTAAAAAACACAATACCGGAGTATATTGTACTGCTATCCCGGACAATCCACTAACTGGCATGGCTAATATAGACTATAAGGAAGCAGAGCTTCGCGGCTATATTAAGATTGATTTTTTAAATGTCAATGTGTATAAAGACCTCAAAGATGAAGCGCATCTTGTTAAACTTATGGAGACTGAGCCATTATGGGATCTGCTAGAACAAGACGAATTTACCAATTTATTATTTCATGTAAATGGGCACGGATCAATTTTAAGACAAATGAAGCCAAAATCTGTCACGGAACTTGCGGCTGTGTTAGCTGTAATACGCCCAGCAAAACGTTATTTGATAGGCAAAGACTGGAAAGAAGTTTTAGACGAGGTGTGGGTAAAGCCTGTCGGAGATGAGTATTATTTTAAAAAGGCGCATGCCGTAGCCTATGCAATGGCCATTGTAGTACAGATGAATCTAATCTGCGAATCTATAAGCTACGAATTTTCTTAGGATTCCTGACTAGCTGTATGGACTTGCGTTTGACACGCTTTTCTGCAATATCACCTAAATTTACAGTGGGGCCAAATAAAATTTCTATATCTTTGCTATTAAATGTTTTGATATAAACCCTATATATCTGCATCTCAGTTAATAGAAAAATATTGATAGGAATCTTGCGGTTACTTTCCCACCACCACATTTCTCCAAGTTGTAAAAAGTTCTGTTTTTCGTCGTCTGAACGCATACCGGCTAGATCGTAAATACTGGTCACGTGATTATCAAAATTGATCACGATTCCCACGTATTCTATATCGTTAGATTTTATACAAGTTATAAAAGGAAACTTTTCCTGGAAGCTGTTTTTTATCACCATCACTTAAAAATAAATACACTATATGCAAAAATGCCCAATCTATTTATACTCCAATTCAATCACAGTGATATTGGATTTGGATCAAAACACAAGGACTCATAACGTTATGTATCAACGCGAATTAAAAATACAAAAGGGACTTAAAAATAAAGTTCAATTACAATTTAAAAATAGTGATCAAAAGTTATTAAACGTATCCACGGGGTCTTTTGTTTTTAGTATGTTTGATGATACCAGTCAAAGACAGCTTATTCGTAAAGATGTATCTATAGTTGATAACGGTATTACTACTAGCACACGTGGTCTGGCCCTACTAGAATTAAATGAAAGCGATACCCTAGACCTAGACACTGGGTTTTATAAATTTACAGTAGCCAGTTACAGCGGGGGCAGTTATGAACCTACCTATGCAGACACTTACTATGGCATAAGCGGTACTTTGGAAGTACGTCAAGATTCTTATCCTACTCTTAAACCCAGTTTAGAACTTGCGGCCAATGGTTATGCAACCGGGTTCCAAATGACCTATAACCTAGACATAGGTGCTCAACGCTATGAATACTACAGTGGAAATTTACCCGCACACCCAGAATTTAATGGCAATGCGGCATTGCACACAGTGGCCTTTTATCTAACTAGATTCAAAGGCACAGTTAAAGTGCAGGGAACATTGGACAATACCCCTGAGCAGTTTGGTAACTATGTAACATTGGCCACCAAGGTATATACCGGACTTAGTGGTATTGACTATGTGAATTTTAATGGAATTTGGCAGTATGTTCGAGTAATATATATTCCGGATAAGAATCCTGTTACTCAGGACAACGGAAATTCAGAAACTGCATATCGCGGAACATTTGACAAACTACTATATAGATGCTAAAATTACTGTATGAGTCTCATACAGAATGCCCTATTAG